CTGCAGCAGACGCTGCGGAAGCTCTAGCAGCAGTTCACGCATCTAGAAGACAAGCTTACGGATCAGTGGAAAGCCAGTTAGACATGCAGTACCACGACAATGTTGACGGTACTACTACATGGAAAGATCATGTAGCAAAAGTCAAAACTGACAATCCAAAAAGTTAAGGAGTAAATTATGGCTTACGTTGGTAAATCGCCCTTAACAGGAGCGTATCAAGTTCTGGACAATATTGCATCCGGGTTTAATGCTTCTACGGTAGCATTTAACTTAACGGTGGGTGGTGTAGCTGTGTCTCCAGGAACTGAAGCCAATTGTATAATATCAATTTCAGGTGTAGTCCAAGATCCATCAGCTTACACAATAGCAGGAAATCAGATTACATTTTCATCGGCCCCCGCATCATCAGATACTTTTTTTGGAACCATTCTTGGTGACACCTTTGATATTGGAACGCCGACAGATGCAACAGTAACCGCTGGTTCTTTATCATCAACTTTTTTCGTGAAAAATTCACAAACATGGAGTAGTATATCTATGGCTGGATCTACAAACGGAGCCTTAGTTGGACCCGTTACAGTTTCAGGAACGATCACTATACCATCAGGGAGTACATTCGTAATTTTATAATGAGTAAACTAGAAACAAATCAAGTCGATCCATCTACAGGTACTACGCTAACGCTAGGTACAAGTGGAGATACGATAGCAATTCCATCAGGAGTTACAATTGCTAACTCTGGTACAGCGACAGGATTTGGTGGAACTAACACTCCAGCTTTTGAAGCGTATTTAGCATCAGATCAAACTGTTACAAGTGGAACAACAACAAAAATAACAATGAATACAGAAACTTTTGATTCGGCTGGTGCTTATGATAATTCTTCAAACTATCGTTTTACTCCACAAACTGCTGGAAAATATTATGTTTATGCTACAGTTAGAGGTAGTGCTAATAATAGTGCATTAGAAATACAAATGGCAGCAATTTATAAAAATGGTTCTACTTATATAGAAAATCAAACCGATTTTAGAGATGGGGATGGTTCTTTAATGGGAGCAACAGTTGTTGCTATTATTGATATGAATGGCTCATCTGATTATTTAGAATGTTATGGAAGATGTTTAGGTGGAACAACTATTAAAGCAACTCCAACAAGATCATCGATATTTGGAGCATACAAAATTATAACATAGGAAAATTATGGCAGACGGAACTTTAAAAGTAGGACAAATTACAAACAGCCAAGGATCTGGTAACATTACTATCGGATCGGGTGTGACTGTTAATGTTAATAGACCTGCTTTTTATGTAACACAGGCTTCAGTTCAATCTCTTGCAAATAACACAGGTACTACATTAATTTTTGGTACAACAGTTTACGATACGGATAATTGTATGTCCTCAACGACTTTTACAGTTCCAAGTGGAGGTGCGGGTACTTATTTTCTTTATTCGTATTATAGAATAAATACTACAACTGATTCAACAAGATTATCCATGGATATTAAAGTTAATAGCAGTTCAATAGCAAATTATAATAATAATCAAAACGATGAAAATTCAACTGGTGTTAGTTGTTCTGCTGTTTTAAGTGTTGGAGATGAAGTTATTGTAACAACTTTTCAAACCACAGGTGGAGCAGTAAATACTAAAAATGGTGTTAGTACAATTTTTGGTGGGTATAAATTAGGAGTATAATATGACAGCAATTTTAAAAGTAGACACGATACAAGATACATCAGGTAATAACATTATCAACGAGAGTTCTGATACTATTACTATTGGTGCATCGGGGGATACTACAAATATTGTTGGAACATTACAGAATAACGGTGCTGCTTTAGCTCTTGGATCATTGACAATGGCAGATAACTGGAGATTAACTTCTGATGCAAGTTTTGACAGTACTAAGACCGATCTTACAGCTAATTTAGAACAAGTTGATACAACTGGTCAAGGAACAATAGGAAGTGCTATGACAGTTTCTTCTGGTATATTTACTTTTCCATCAACAGGTATTTATTTAGTTACTGCTATTTTATCTGCAAGTAAATCTGGAAACTCAAGATATGTTGAAGTACATATAAATGTTACAACAAACAATTCTAGTTATGCAACAGTTGCACAAGGTACAGATTCTATTAATCAAACAGATTCTGGGTCTACTAAATGTAATCCAATAGCACAAACTTTAATTGATGTAACAAATACTACTAATGTTAAAGTAAAATTTTCTTGTCAAGCTTATGCTTCTTGTGCTGCTGCAGGAGCTACAAATGAAAATAGAACTTGTTTTACGTTCATACGTCTGGGAGACACATAGAATGACAGATAGAGAATATTTAAACAGAGCATTATCTTTAATGCATAATGGTCAATGGTTTGGTTGGAGAAAAACAAATGATGATGGAAATGTAATTCCTAACGACCAAAGAATGACTTACGAAAATGTTATTGTACATAATAGTTCAATTACAAAACCAACTGAAGCAGAAGTAAATGCAAAGATACAAGAAATTAAAGATGCAGAAACTAAAAAAATTAATGACAAAGCGTCAGCAAATGCTAAACTCAAAGCTTTAGGTTTAACGGACGATGAAATAGAGGCATTGAAATAATATGGCGATAACTAGATTAGGCGGAGCAACAGCAATAACAGGCACTATACCACAAGGTAATATTGCTAACGCATCTTTGGGTGCAGTAACTGCTTTACCTGGAGCTATTTCTACTGGAAGTATAACAAAACTTCAAACTCAAACAGCATCTAGTTCATCAACGATTACTTTTACAAGTACATACCTAACAACTACATATAAAAAATATTATCTTGATTATACTAATATTGTAGTTTCATCAGATGGTGGAAATATTTCAGGAAGAGTTTCAGCAGATAATGGAAGTAGTTATATAACTTCTGGATATTATTATTGGAGAATTATTAGTACTAGTGGAACATCAAACAATACCATAGCTTCTGGTGGTGCCACTAATAATAGTTCTTTAATGATGTTAGGAACTGGAACTGGAATGGGTACTGCAGCTGATGAAAGTGGTTCAGGTAGAATGACTATATTTGATCCAAATAGTGCAGATAGTAAATTATTTATTTCTGAAGGTTTACATATTGGTGATAATGGTCAAGTAGTCCAACAAAATATATACCAAGGTTTATTAACCTCAACAACAATTAACAATATTAAAATATCACCAAATACAGGAACAATAGTGTCTGGAATATTTACTTTATATGGAGTTACAACATAATGGCACATACACATAAATTAATAGATGGAGTTAGAATAGATTTAACAGCAGAAGAAATAGCTGAATTAAATGCTAGAGATCAAATTGAAAATCAAAGAATAGCGGAATTACCTTCTACTAAAGAATTAGCTGCACAAAGAGAAGCAGAAAAAGCATCTGGTAAACAAAAACTCAAAGATCTAGGATTAAGCGACGCTGAGATAAAAGCATTAACGGGAGCGTAGACCATGCTCGGACTAACTACTTTATCCGGTGCTCCAATATCGACATCGTTCTTTAATCCAAATGTTGTTATAAATGTAAGCGGTAATGCATTAAGTATTGGAATTGGAACTCCAGTAGTTACTACAGATAACACTGTTTTTCCTACTGGTTCTCAAGTAACTCTTGGGACAGGAACTGTAACGGTTACAGGGACAGCTGTTGTTAGTCCAACAGGATCTCAAGTAACTCTTGGAATAGGAAGTCCCACAGTAATAATAGATGTAACAGCTGCTGTTACTGGAAATGCATTGACCTTATCAACAGGAAGTGTTACAGTAACCGGAACGGCACTTGTAAGTCCTACAGGATCGCAGTTAAATTTAAACACAGGGGAACCTGGTATTATTACTTGGAATGATATTGTTCCTGGTGTAAACATGACTTGGACGGAGATAGAACCTTACTAATATGGCATCAACTTACTCAAACGATTTAAAATTAGAATTAGTTACAACCGGTGAAAAAGCTGGTCTGTGGGGAGCTATTACTAATACTAACTTACAAATTTTACAACAAGCAGCTTCAGGTTTTTTATCTTTAGCAATGACAGGTAGCTCAGATATTACAGTACCTTTAACAGATGGTGCAGTATCTAATGGTAAAAATTTATACTTTAAACTAACAGGCACACTAGCTCGTAACCAAACTTTAATTATGCCTAGCGGTTCTGAAAGAGTTTTTATTATTGAAGACGCAACAGATAGAACTACAGCAAACAAATATACTTTAAGTGTAAAAACTGCAAGTTCATCTACTCCAGTTGCAATACCTAATAAAGCAGTTATGCTTCTTAAATCAGATGGAACTAACACTTCTAAAGCAATTACTGAAAAAGGTTATTTTACAATTACATCATCTGCAATAACAGCTTTTACAGCAGTTGCAGGCGATCAACTTTTAATAGATACAACTCAAACAACTGTTACAATTACTTTACCAGCGGCTCCAGTTGTTGGTGATGAAATAGTTATTATAGATGCAAGAGGAACTTTTGCGTCAAACAATGTTACTGTTGAAAGAAATGGTAAACCTATTAACTCTGGTACCAATAACTTAGCTCTAGCTACTAATGGTCAAGCTATAACTTTAGTTTTTATAGATTCAACAAGAGGCTGGGCTTACAAAACGAATACAGCATAGGAGCTATCAGATGGCTCTTCAACAAATTAAATTTGCACCTGGAATAGACAAACAAGATACTACTGTTGGTGCCGTTGGTCGTTGGGTAGATTCAGATAATGTAAGATTTAGATATGGCCTTCCGGAAAAAGTAGGTGGATGGCAATCATTACTTAACCAAAGCATAGTAGGGGTTTCTAGAAAACTACATTCATTTGTTGACTTAGAAGGTAATAGATACACAGCTATTGGCACAGATAAATTTTTACTTCTTTATTTTGAAGGACAACTTTTTGATATAACTCCTTTCCGTAGTAATAATGCCGGAGTTCAAACAACATTTACATCATCTACATTAGCAACTAATAGTGCTTCTACTAAACTATGTACTATCACAACTACATCAGCTCATGATTTAATTGAAGGAGACATGGTGGTATTAGATTCAGTAACTTTAACTACACCATTAACTAATGCAGGTCTGACTACTGCAGAGTTTGAAGATAAATTATTTCAAGTTTTATCAGTTCCAACTCCTACAACATTTGAAATTAATTCTGTAAATCAAGCAAGTGCAGTTGTATCAACACAAGGTTCAATGACAGTACAACCTTATGAAAGAATAGGTCCCGCTGCGCAATCCTATGGTTATGGATTTGGTATCGGACAATTTGGTGGAACAGTTTCTGGAGCGTTAACAAATACTTTATCTTCTGGAATTAATGATAGTGTAAATGTAATTCCAGTTACCTCTAATGCAGGTTTTCCAACAGTAGGAACTATTTTAATTGGTACAGAACTTATTACCTATACAGGTAAAGGCACAAATACTTTTACAGGTGCAGGACGTGGAGCCTTAGGTACAACAGAAGCATCCCATAGTAACTCTGATGTGGTTACGAATGCAACGGATTTTACTGGGTGGGGCAATGCTGTTGAAGCGTCGACCGTGACTCTAGAACCAGGTCTTTGGTCTTTAAATAATTTTGGTCAAGTATTAGTTGCAACTATTCTTAATGGTAAAACTTTTACATGGGACTCTGGTATTACAGCAAGACTAACAACAAGAGCATCTACAACAACTACTGATTTTCCAACAGCTATTGCAACTGGAGTAGGTAATCCAACTGCGTCACGACTAACTTTAATATCACCAACAACACG